ACGCATATAATGCGTGAGGTCTTCATCGTCTTAGGGACGGAAACTACCTTCACAGGTAATTCGTCTCTAGGTTCAGTGATCTCTCTGTTCGACTGGTGTACGGTTGAGAAGCCGTACAGATGTTCCCAGCTGAACAAATCATCCCACCTCCTTAGAAAGTCGCGACCACGATATTTACCGTTAGCCCAGGCCTTATCAGCCGTGGCTCCTGGTCCATGTCGTGGAAGGATCGACAAGTCGCCGATCGCCTTCGCAAATTCGCTATCTACTGTCGGGGAGAACCTCCGGCAAACAGCGTTTAAAACGAAGACCTTCTCACTAGGGAATTTTGGCAGTCTACGGAGACTGTCGTCTGTGCTACGGTAAGCAGCCTTCGCTCTGAGATCCCTTGCGGGATTGCAGACTAAGAATACTTTCTTGTACCATAGACAGATCTGCCGTATGAACTTCACGGCAAGCGCATCTGGATGCTCCAAACGCACTCCGGTAACCGCATCAAAGACACGACAAGTCAACCCATGCAAGAAGCACGGTAAGACTGACTTACTTTTAGGTCTCTTCCGAAACCTTGAGTAAATCCAGGTCGCAGCCTGTCCCCGCTGTAGGCTTTCTTCAAGCCACTCCGAGAACAGAGGAAGGGTAATCCCGAGAAAGGATTCTCCTTCGTCTTTGCAACGAAATAAGATGGTTATCTTATCTCGTTCTATATCAGCACAAGTATCAATATGTGCCTCATCGAGTTGTCCAAGAAGGATGTCTAGTAGGCTTTTCATTGATTCTCCTACGAAAGGAGGGTTTCAATCCATAGCCTCACATGCTCCCAGACGCCGTTCACTTTAGAGTGAACGCACACCGTAAAGTCCGTCCACGTGACGAACGCACAAGTGAATCTGAACACCGGATGATAAGTCCGATGTTTTAAGATTCGAGTGCGAGAAATTTCGCCATGTTGGCCGCCTGTGACATATAGCCGCAGATGCCGGTCAGAAGATCAGTCAGGTTAGTGGTTGTGAAACCACCAGCCGGCCGATTCAGAACGACATATGCACTAGCTGACACAGTTCTGGTAAGTCCAGTCGCTGGATCCGTATACGGAGTATAGAAGTCGATACGAGCCTCCGACCTATTTCGAGCACCTTTCTTATGGGTGATCGAAGCAGTGTAGAGGCCGTCCGCCGTCGAATACTCCGCAGCGTATCCATCAGACTTGATACGTGCCATAGACTTTGCGGTCCCTCCGGAAAGGGCATTTGTTTGCCCAACCGAAATTGAGATGGGATCTGCGAACATGAAAGTATCCTTTTCTTGTTGTTGGAGAGGTCTCGTACCTCTCGTATTACGTACGCGTGGCGAACGAATGCCCGCCACCCGTAAGTCCTAAAGCAACAAGGATGGACCACTGATACGCCGATAAAGACGCAAAAGTGAATCCAAACCCGTAAGGGTTTGCGACCTCCCTCTGTCTAAACTCGTATTCTGTTCGGCTCTCGCCTGACATCGTACGAATTGGACCGACCCAGACAAAAGATACTTGCTTGCCTGTTTGTACACGCACGTAACCGGGCGCCTGATATGTATAGTTCTCACTACACATAACATAAGCGTATTCGGCCACGACGTGATACTTGGCACGCAAGTAGATGTTCTGGACTACATTACCTGTACTCGTAAACCAATCGAGAAGCCAGGACCACGGGAATACCTTGTAAAGTATTGTCGGGTCTAAAGCTAAACCAAGCAGCTCACTTTTCAGAAGAGCATGATCCTCTACAGTGTAGGGATCGCTTGCGAGTTCTGGGATCCAAAACCTATATTTGGCGGAAAACCAAATACGATGGTCGTAGGTCTTCAGAACAGAGTAGGGATACGGTATACTCATTCCGGAGTCATAGCAGTTGCTAGACAAGATGGGAAAGCACGTCGAAGACGACGCGATAAATCTCGGAATCTCTTCCGAGAACCCACCTGCATCTAGCTCTACTTTGCGCCGAACACCTTTTCCGTTCTTTCTAGTTAGCCAGCGCAATTTCTTATGGAGCTTTTCCTTGGCTTGCGTCAAGAAAAAGAGATCCTGTAGAAACGGCACCCAGCCAAACTGTAAGTTCAGATAGTGCTCGGACATGTACTTCGGTCCCTTCTTTATGTCTTCAAGGGCCTGGCCCACGGTCTTCGGCACTTTCGAAAGTGAAAAAGATCGTATAGACCTGACAAACTCCTGCGTTTGGGTGACCATCCGCGGGAAGTCCTTGAGTTCAATAAGAGAGACACCCAGCTGATAAACTGGGTGTAATGGGAAAGTACGGTTCCAACCCTTTGCTCCCCAGCCAGACAGGCTGCGAGGCACAGGTTCGGATGGAGGTATATAGGGTGTAACGCCCATATACCCATCATACCATCCGAGGCCGTCAAAGTAATGTGAACTAAACGGTGAGAACCGCTTAATGAAGACTTTCTTTTTCTTCACTAAGAGGGGACCGCCAGTCCGGTAAGGAGGACCGGGATGTGTCTCGTCGACGCAGGAATGCTCGCCAGAAAAGTACGGTTCTTTGGCAATCACGGAGGAGCTGAAAGGCCCCTTACCGCAAGTCCAACCACCGTAACCTATGACGTGCTTTCTGATACGTTGAGCCATATTGACCAAATCCTTGTGCTATATAAAGTAGGGGGGAGACCC